GCTTTACACCACTTTAAAGGCAGAACCTTCCAGTGAGGCTTAACCCTCACACCCGCCGATCAGGCGGGGTAAACGTGGCGCGTTACAGCAACCACGGACCGAGGTTGTACCAACTTCTTACAAGAAGTCGGCCTATCTTCGGCATCGTTCTGTCACGAGGTGAGTACTGGCCCAGCGCCGGTACATCTCCACCGTCGGCATACAGTGTGGCATTGATACGCCGTGAGGCGTCATTCAACCACGAGTAGCTAACGGTTTCGCGTTCCCCTCGAGCCAAAAAGAGTGTCGTCGTGTAACCGAACGACTCCTCTTTATAAGCAGTCCTGTAAGGGACACGCTTCAGAGTGCGAGAAACATATCCTTCCCATCCGGATTTCGGGCGAGTAGGTAATGCCTCATCAAAGTTCGATATCAGCCCTCCATCACCGAAACCTTCAGAGATTTTGAATCTGAATTTATCGGGAATGGCGGACGTTAACCTGTCCCAGGTGGCCCACAGACGACCGTCGCACCCCATAAAGGCGCAACGAGCGTGTGCGTACCTCCTGAGAGAGTTTGCTACTTTGAAAGCACTTTCAACGTTGCTTATTCGATCTTTTATGAAGATCGGGCGAACGATGGTACCACGAAAGAAGTCTTTACCACAGCTTTCCCGAAAGGGTCCAGACGAATAAGTCTTTGACTTATTCGCCTTAAAGCCACAGAAGTTTAAGACTTCAAGCAGAAGCGAGACTGCATATGACGGAACGACAATGTCGTCGCCGTAAACTGACACAGCATGGAGCTGGTCAGGCTGCTCGCCCTTTAGCTGATCTACACACGCTTGTGAAAGCGCATAAAAGATCAACGACTCTAGCTCGAAGGTAAAAGCATTTCCCATCGAACTGAACTTTTGAAACCAAACGGTCTCTTGGGTCAGTTTTATGGTACCTTGCTCGCACCGACAAGCTGAGAGAAGTTCGAACCACTCATCTGGGAGTAGTTCGCGCACGAGTTCCTTCGAAATGGTGTCGCTAGCCATCGACAAGTCAATGGTTGCTAACTCATTCGTCCGGGACCCGTACTGAGCTAAAGACTGGTTAACCGACTGATCATTCAGATCGATGCCAGCACGCTCGCGAAGCCGATTTCGGATCCAGCGACCGATGCCTTTCTGAACATAACCGTTCAGCGAGGGCTCAATCGCTATCACCCTATCGGTCTTCGCATTCTTAGGTACGAAGATAATCTCACTACCTGCCGCTATCTTCAGCGCGCTCGGGAGAGCGCTAACCGGGATAGAGGGGTATTCGCCCGTTCTCACGACGGCGTTTACCCAGGAGGGCACACTGTTTATACAGATGAGCCCCATTGTGAGACAATTGCGCGTTACATCCAGAGGTCCTTTGAACTTGTTGTAGGCAGAAGTGTGCAACCCTCGGACGCCTATAGAGGCGCCGGGACCCCACCCAAACTGCTTGGCGATACGACTCAGATCGACTTCTCCTAGTATGCGTGATATTTTTCGCGCAGCGATCGAAATGACCGCTTGAACCGCGGGATTTTGGTCTCTCAGACCGAATCCATCACGCAACATTCGAAATCGTCTGTTCGTCTCCAAACAGGCCTGCTCTGCTGCCTTAAATGACTCTAGGGCAACCATCGACCTGTCGATCCCGGTGTCGAAGTAAGGATACTTCGACATCAGTTTGACAGACTGATAAGCGTCCGCAAAGTCATTTGCGTCATTGAAATGCATGGGATCCACTTCAGCATTCACAATGCCTACGTAGTCCCCATGGCGCATTCTGATAACCTGCGATAACCCGAAAGGGCTATCAAGGGCTTCCAGAATATCAATGAAAACAGAGATGGTCCTATCGGATGAGAGGTGAAGCTCATCGATAAGCCGAGGCCGCCTTGCGCGGTTTGTATGCCTTATGGCACGAACTTTCATTGGTTATCCTAATGAAATCAGCAGCTCGGGCTGCGGGAACTGAACAGGCTCCGGAGAGCGCCGCTTACGCGAAGCTCACCTGAGCAACAAACCCTATTAGAAATAGGGGGCGTCGTAGTTCTCGACAGCCGCGGTGACCAACGACTCGTCGATGAGGTCACGCACCATCGCCAGCACGTTCTTCCGGTCCTGAAGGACCGAACGTTCGGGCAAAACGAAGGTGATGTCCACAACAGAGTTGTAGGCCACCGTGGGAGCCGGCTGAATGCCAGTGGCAGTGGAGGGACTGGTCTGCTCCAGAACGGGGCAGGTCAGTCTGAGTTGCACTTTCGTTGCTTTCGAGGTCTTCGACGGAAGACGGGTGGTGATGGTGAGATTGTCGTAACCAACGACGATCCCGGTACCGCGGTAATCCCAACGGTACACATCTCCATCCTTCTTCGCAGGGTTGAAGACTCGGTTGACCGGCGTCGTAGGTGTGGCGTCGGTCAGGGTGATGGCGGTTTGTTGTGCCATGAAACTCACTTCTGTGGGTTTTACTCCAGCAAATCGCTGAGAGCAGGTCTGACGGTTACTGCTAGCGAATGGTCGAGAGTCCCTTGCGGGACCCAAAACCAACGCTCTGTAAAAGCGAAATTGCACTCGCAGCGTGTGCAAATGAGCGCGGATCCTTGAATGAAGGAAGCTGCTGACTCGGAAAGCCGGCCAGGACAGTTCTGTTTTTATGCAGATACTGACCAGAAGCCTTGCCGTACGGGCCAACAAGCTTCCCAAAAGGATTCGTGCCCCCACCTGGTCCAGGTAAACCTTCGCAGGTGATCGTCGCGCGTCTCACTCGTGACTCGACTCCCCCGGCAAACTCAAGCCCGTTATAGGCCGTGAGGCTGCTGAGGAAGTCGCCGATTGGCAAAAACCAGTCGGCAACGAATGAGAATGGTACGAGCTCCCAGGCAACAAGCGCGGGGTTATTCAACCCGAACGTGTCCGCCACGGAAGCTCCGCCATTTGGAATCCTGTATCTTACGACAAAGGACTGACGGCCTCGAACTCTCACGACTTTTAAAGTCGACCAGACTTTATCTGAAGTGAGTTTCTCCTCCGTATAGGTCCAGAATCCAGAAGCCGAACCTCTTGCCTCACGAATGATGTAAGAGTGCTCGGTAAGTATACGTGCAAAGTTCTCACTTTGATCGTACACGTCCTGGATCATGGGCTTCCACGCGTAGGAGTACTCGAGCCACGTGTTCGCAGCAAATTGCCGCGAATCCGAACTGCTTTTTCCAACCTTGGAAAAGCGGTTACCAACGGCTCGAATCTCTGAAGTCTTGACAGTCACGCCAAGAGCTTCAGCGAAGTCTCCTAGTCTGCCTTTTCGTAACCCGGTGTAAGCTTTTGCAAACCTACGAGCCGTGTCGGCTACGAATTTAGCAGTCTTATCCGCTTCTGCCAAACTGACGGCGAGTGAGCCGGATGAGTTGCTCAACTCGTCTTGCAGCTTGGCAATAGCGCGGAACCGCAAGTCGGCTGGAACCGGATACTTGGTGTCACTTTCGGTGGCATCAAGAAAGAACGCCGACCCGGGCCCATTATAGAACCATATCTGAACGTCACCGTTCAGAAACTGTTCTCTATAAATGGGCTTACAGGTCGGGTAATCCGTTTCGAAGACGTGCTTGTGGTAAGGGTGATCCGGAAGCTGTGCAGGTTTCAGCTCATGGAACCCCGGCGTGTTTACGGAAGACTGAGCCTGATCAAGTTCGTACGACGTCGTATTAGCGACAACACCCTGGTTACTCAGAGAACCGTTAGGTCTCTGAATAATGAGAGTGGTGTTCGCTTTGAAGATATCGTGCTTGTTGATCATAACTTAGTCCTCTTTATCCACGCGATGGCGTGATTCGTAAGTAAAAGAGAAAGCAAGCTTGAGACCAAGGTAGGTGAATTGAAGAATAACTTTCAACAACTTTCCAAAACCTCGAACTGCTTTCAAACTTACCTCCAAACCGGCCATCGGTCGAATCTCTCGACCCAGCTCGCATTACGCGAGATTGCGCCTCACCAAAAGGTGTTGGACGGCGGCCAACGGCCGCGAAGGTTTTCCCCGTTAACAGTCGGAATGGTCAACATGCGTTGCCACGACAACTGTGCCTCGGTTCAAGTCAGAAAGAACAAAAGACCCGAAAGTCTCGACGTTCCCACGACTTGAATTCAGACGGCACCCTCCCTGAAACCACTGCCTCGCTTTCACGAGGCAGGCTTTCTCAGAGGGCTCGAGAGTCTTAAACCACGCACGGACTTTCGTCCAAGCGTCATAGTCAGCATACTTGCTGCTGTATGTCATGAAGAATGCCATGTGAAGGGCATCATCTGCCATCTGAGCAACAGAGTAGTTGACTCCGCGACCTTTATCACTAAAGATCACGCAACCAGCCAACAGAGTGAAACTCAAAGCGGAGTGGCACTTGAGATCGACGAATTGCTTCGTCGTCTTAAAGTCGCTCCACGAGAATTCAACTTGTTGGTAGGGACTCACGGAAGTTGCATAGTAACGCATAAAGACCTTTCAGTCAGTTAACG